ATTACTATTTAATGTTTGTAATCTAGTGTTCAGATTTTGTAACTCCTTTATATTCGCTCTTATATTAGAAATATTTTGTGAGCCAAAGCTATTATTCATAGCATCTCTTACAGCTCTAGTAGAAGTTACTATATCCTGTAACTCAGCATCTACCTGCTGAAAACTCAATGGCTGTGAAGCCAAAGTATTAAATGTATTTGAAAGATTATTAAAACTAGTTACAGTTTTTGCTACTTCTTTATCTGGAATATATTTTAATAAATCTTCAAAAGTTTTTTCTAGCTTTGCTACTTTTGAAGTTATTTCAGAAAAATTACTTGTAGCACCTTCAAACCTAAGTTTAGAAGTTAAAGATTTCAACTCAGCCTCTAAAGACTTAATTTGTGCCTTAGCCTGTGAAGCATCTAATGTAACATTAGTGCCAACATTAACATCAACATTTGGCATATATTAAACCTCCTAACTTATATTTAATATATTAAAAAAGGAGAGCAAATATGCTCTCCTCTATAATCTCCTAAGTAATAAATTACTTCTTTAAAACTACCCCTTTATACTGCCTAAACGGAAATACAACTGAGTTATTAATGATATTTACAGAAAGGGCATAATAACTACAATATAAAAGTAATAAGTTTAAAATATTCTATTCCTTAACAGTGTATTTTACCTTGAACTTTCTTTTAGCATACTCTGCTACTTTTTTGCGAAGTTCCTCTTTACTGTCGAAATTTTCATTGATAAACTCTGCAAAGTCGTTCAATACTAAACAATATATTGAATAACTTCCTTTTTTCTGTTCGGCTACAGTATTGCAAACAACATCGAAAGCTTTCTTACTCATCTCATATGGTTTATTGTTTATAACGCAAAGCATAACTACTTACCTCCCAACAATTTGTAATAATAAGAACCAAATTTATCCTTTTGCTCTTTAAGATAAGCATCACGCTCTTCCTTTGTAACTTGAGTTTTAATTTTGAACTTTGACTTTAAATCATTATAATACTTTTTAGTGTCACCCTTCATTTTAGAAGTATCTGTAGCTCGGTAAGAAATCTTCTGACTCAAAGGACAATCACCAAGATTGTTTAGAAAAGCCATAAATTTAAACCAATGCATATTAGACTTATGTAGGTCTACCCCTGCTACAAGAAAAGCACCATATATGTCAAAAGCATCAAACTGGAAATCAAGATACTTTTCATTAGTCTCATTTAGTTCGTCTTCAAGATAATATATCTCAGACCTTCCACAAGACAAGAACCACATCATACCATTGAAAGCTGTTTCAAAGTCAGGAACTTTATCTTTGTATAATAAATCAAAAGCCTTTAATATCTTTAAGTCCTCTGGAAATCTTGTATCCTCAGTTAAAAGAGTAAGTGCAATACCAACTCTAAAGTTGGTATTGATTGCACTACCCCTGTATTCGGTTGGAAACTGCTCAAGTAAGCAATTATACATCAACCTCACCACCATCTACAACAGTAAACTTATCCGTATTGTAGAGTTTATTCAACTCTTCAATTGCTGCATTTTCCTCTTTCTTATAATCAGAAAGATATGGTAAAATTGTATTAAATAACTCAGCATAACGTTCTACACCTGGTAAGGTATCACCAAACATCTGCTCAGTAATATTCGTATTAAATGCCTTATCTACATCCTCTTTGAAAGTTGTAAGAGCTCTCTCTTCAATTTCAGCATATGCAATAAGCTTTTCAAGAGCATCTTCAGTTTCAACAGCCTCAAACTCTTTACTTAAACTGTCATCAATATTCTGATACTTTTTCATAAGTCTCAAAATGTTACCAACTAATCTCTTATCTGAGAAATCAATTCTTACAATATTATCTGTTCCTTCAACATGTAACTCGCAAATCTTTGATAAATTTTTAATAGTATTCATTTTAGATCCTCCTCTAAATTTTAAAAAGATAGGATACCCCTAGATAGCTAGAGGTATCCAAAATATCAAGAGCCATCAGAGCTACCAGAGCTACTAGAGCCACCAGAGCTACTCTTAGGTGTGAAAGTAGCGACTCCAGTCTCCTTATCGTATGTAGCAGTTCCCTCAACAGCCTCACCGACAATAGTGTAAGTAGCCTCTACCTTGATTTTATCCTGAGCATCTCCACCAAATGAAGAAACTTCACAGACAGCAGGATACTTGAAAGCAACATTACCATCAGTAGTATAAGTCTTAATCTGAACAAGTTCACAGTTAGCTCTGCTATCAGTAACCTCATGGTCGAAAAGGAACTCCTCATAAAGACAAACAGGGTCTTCTTTAAGATATACACCTGAATGTGAGAAACTCTTCTTATAGGCTTTGATAACGTGATTAGCTACTTTAGAAGTAACGTCTGCTGGGTCATCAGTCTCAACACCTGAATCCATACTATTTGACTCAGCCATTAAAAGAGCCATATGAAATGATCTGTTGTCAAAATCTGATAAGTCATCTGGAACATTTACAAAGTATAGAAGCTCCTCAGAACCTACAGTTGACTGTCTAATTTTAGTTAGTTTTCCATTATCGTCTGCCATGACTATAATCTCCTTCCATAATTGATAGAAAATTTACTAATAAAATCTTTTGCACCATTTGAGTATGCTGCTGCTAGCTTGGTGGAAGCCTTAACAACTACCCCTGATACATAGAATTCATCAGTTTTGATTGATTTATAGTTAGACTTGATATAAGATACCAAATCATCAACTATCTTTATAGAATCTAAATCGGCAAATCCATTATCGTTTGCCATAATACGATAATAACACTGAATAGATATTTCTCCATCAGCAAAGATACCAGTTATGTCTTTTTTCTCAACTACAGTATTATCATCAGCAAGTGAAAACATTATGCTATCTTTATCAGGCTTCAATTCGTTAAAAGTAAGTTTTAACTTTGAGTCTGACCTGATTGTATAGTTACTATTTATATAAGAAATAATAAACTTAATAATTTCTGATATACTCATTATTTTGCCTCCAAACCTTGTAATAAGTCTTTCGCATATTGGTCAGCCCATTTCTTAGCATATTCACGTTCAGAAACATCGACTGGATTACCTTGAGCCTGTATATGCACATCTTTTGTATAATTTTTAGGTATACCTGATGGTGTTATTGGATTGAAAGCATAACTTGCATAATTCTCTGCATACATATAACCCTTTGGAGTATCTGGCACGTTTTTTGCTAGATTACCATATTTATAAGGAACAAACTGGTCTGTATCTTTTTTGATGTTATCGACCAAATTGCGATAAGCTTGCTCTTTATTTTTATCTATTGTCTTTTGAATTTCTTCTACAACAAGACCAGATATGTCTAAGCTAGGTGAAATAGTAACATTTTTGTTAGCCATGTTAAATCACCTCACTTATTTTGCAACTACAACTTTATTATCTAAATTACTACCAAACTGATAGTCAGATATAGCAGTAATCTCATATAGGCTACCTCTTGAGTTCCTATACTCGTTTATTGATAGTCCATCTAAGTCAATAACTCCAAAACCAATCAAATCTCCTTTAGCTATTGTATATGTAGTATCTACATTAACTGTCTCATCATTTTTAAATGTAAATGAATCAACATAACTCTTATTAGCAACAACATCTTTTGGAATGTAACAAGTAACTTTATCATCTTTAGAACTTCCAGTAGTCTTACGTGCATTAACCTCGTCAATAACAAACTGAACACCAGATAATACTACCCCTGAGTAATATACTTTATTATCTCGCTCATACTTATTGAAAATTGTAACAGTATGTGGAAATAACGACATAATACTCAAACCTCCTTTAATAACATTAAAGTTTTAAATCCAACTACAAGTAAGCGGTGTTCCTCCAAGATAAAAGTTTACAACTGAATGTAAACTAGACATTACTGACTTAGGTAATGTGTCTGAAGCATAATTTACAGACCAACTACCAACAGATTCAGAAGATTTAAGACCTGCCCCTATAGTATCAGACTCAAGTCTATCACATACAGCACATACACAAGACTTAACTTGCATAAGTGTAAATTCATTTAAACTATCTTCAGTAAGATTTTTAAATCTGCCAAAAGTGAAGTTATCTATAGTAACATAACTAAGATTTAATACCCTGTTAAAATCATCTTCACTGAGTTTGCCATGAAACTCATCTTTGTAGTAATTATAATCTACAGTAATCATATAACAAACTCCTTTCATCTATGATAACTAATATAAGATAAATAACTTTAACTTATATTACTTATCATAATAGTGGGTGGACTAGCCACCCACATACCTATCCAACTACTCCTGATCACCAGGATCACCAGGATCACCAGGATCACCAGGATCACCAGGATCACCAGGATCAGCTCCCCCACCATTGGCTGCACCTCCACCATTGGCTGCACCTCCACCATTGGATGCACCTCCAGGAGTGTCATCGAATTTTTTAACAGCTACACATGCTGCATTTGTAACCTTAAAGCCAGAGTCAACCTCTTCCTGAACAAGAGCACCAGCTGCATTAGGGTTATCAATTGTTCTCAGCATAACCAGCTTATCAATGATAGAGAAAGCCATATGGTCATACATGATAAGCTCAACAGTAGAAGTATCTACAGCCTGAGCTACCCCTGAAGCATCGTTATACTTGAAAGAACCTCCAAGCAAAGTAGCCTCAACCCAAAGCATACCCATCCAATAACCTACACGTCCAGTAGCAACTACTGAATCATTTGTAGCAGGTGTATAGTCTTTACCAGCTGACTCAAGCATAGCAGAATAAGTATCTACTGATGCAATAACAACATCAGGTCTAGCATGATTCTTTCTAAGTTCTTTACGCAGAGCTAAAACCTTCTCCTTAATATTTTCTGATGTAATAGCATCAGTATCAGATGAATCAGTTCCCTCAGCAGTTAACACAGCAAGACCTGTCTTCTGACGAGCAATACGAATATCCTCTGTTACAGCCCAAGTCTTATTAATAAGAACAGATGTTGGCATTGTAGCCTGAACATAAGCTGGAACCTTCTGACTCTTCTGGAAAGAGTTATTAGTGTTGATAGCAATAACAGTATTTG